GATGAATGTCATCTTGGCAGGGGGGTTTTGTCCTGGCCCCCTGGGACGCACCTAAAGGAACATCCGACGCGCTCCGGCAATCACCTGAGCGGTTTCAAAGGGGGCCACGTCATCTCCAGCCGCGAATGGTTGCACAATAATCCGACCACGAGCTAGTGGATTGGCAGCTTCCGTCGCGACAATGTGCGCCATGAAGTTGACAAACTGAGCGTTAGTAGCAGCATCGTACGCAGCCAGCGCTCCAGCGTCAATGATACCGTCAGCGAGCCACGCGGCATGACACTGCAAAGCGAGATCAGGCACGTTGTATCTTTCCACATCTCGCAAAGCACCACCACCTCCAGTCAGTCCGGCTATATTGTGAGAGCGCGCTGGGAGGTTACGATTGCGTATCAATGTCGCCATCGGTCGCAAACAGGAGGTGGACTGCGCGAGCATAGCGAACGAGACATGCAACATGGACTGCTGCCAGTGAGGTGAGCCAGCGGCGACGTAGACGGTGACGTCATTGACGGGTTTTCTCGCTCTTGGTCCATCATTCCACCGAAGGATCATGTCATCTTGGCTTGCGGCAGGTTTCGAGTACGCAAAGAAGAAACCTTCACAAGTGCGCCCACGATGCAACCGGCCGGTTAGGGAGCCGAAGAGAATGCACGCAAGCCATTGGTAGACTTGGGCTTGAATAGACACGCCTTCCTGTGGAAGCTGACCACTGTAGCGATAGGCACGAATGGCGATTTGGGCCACGGAGGCTCCGATCAGGGACTTCATGGAGGTGGCGACCATTGCTGGGATGTTTTGGGAGGGGAAGGTGAGCATGGCTATCGGGCCGCGATCAGTCAGTGACCACATCGTCATCATGTGGAGGTCTTGGTTTTGAGGCCACATAGCATCAAACTTCAGCCCGTATGTAGGGTACTGATTTGAGTCAAGACGTACGTTCTCAGCTGGGACCCATATTGGAGGATCTGGAGGCGCGGGGGCGACCGCTGGTGGTATGGTGACGAATGAACTGAGGGGTGCGTCTCTCCAAGCAATGCCATTAAACTGGTTAACAGCTCCTGCTGCGTAAGGGGATACGTGAGCTCCAAGCAACGCGTTGAGGATGAGCTGGCGTGAGGCGACTGTGGGATACTTTCCTCCCCCTACCGGGTAACCACCAGAGTTAATCGCAATGTTTGTGATGCGGTTCTGCCATGGGCGGACGGTCGTACCAGCGAGGTCAAGGTAATCGTTGTCAGTGAATAAAGGGCCAGGTTGGCCGTAAAAGCTCGGAGTGAACCCTACAAAAGTGCGACGCGCCATAGATGATAAAAC